ATCTTGGGCCATCGCTCAATACTGCAACTGTAAATGTTCGTGGTAAGTTAGATGTTGTTAATAAAATTGAAATGGGAGACTTAGATTTAACATCAGGTCAAATCCACCAAGATTCTTCAAACGGCGACCTAACATTAAAAACAAACGGCACAGGCAAAGTTATTGCTGATACAAGCAACTTAGTTGTAGGCACACTAGCAGGTTCAAACACACAGATTACACCAACAGGTATTACAGGCACTCTAACAGGAACAGCTTCATCGATTGCAAATCATGATACAGATGCATTAAGTGAAGGTTCAAGTAATTTATATTATACAAATGCAAGAGCAGACGCAAGAGTTAATTTACAAACAGGCGCAAACTTAGATTTAAGTAACAAGTCAACAACCAACTTATCAGAAGGTTCAAACTTATATTATACAAATGCACGTGCAGACGCAAGGGCACAATTAAAGATTGATGCACTAGTAGATTCAGCACCCGGCACATTAGATACACTAAACGAATTAGCGGCGGCACTAGGTGACGATGCAAACTTTAGTACTACAGTAACAAATAGTATTGCTACAAAATTAGCAAGTGCAGATTTTAATTCTACATTTGATACACGTTTAGGAACAAAAGACACAGACAATTTAAGCGAAGGTTCATCTAATTTATATTATACTGACGCAAGATTCAATACTGCCTTTGGAAATAAATCTACATCAGATTTAAGTGAAGGCACAAATTTATATTACACAGATGCACGTTTTGATACAAGACTTGGAACAAAAGATACTGACAACTTATCAGAAGGTTCAAGCAATCAATACTTTACAACAGCAAGAGCAAGAGCAAGTATTTCAGCAAGTGGTTCTTTAGCATATAATAGTTCTACAGGAGCACTTACATATACACAAGGAAATACTGATACAGTTGCAGAAGGTTCATCGAACCTTTATTTTACCAATGCAAGAGCAGATGCAAGAGTAAACAATGCAATTATTGATGAAGATGATTTTAGTTCAGATTCAGCAACTAAAGTCCCGTCACAACAATCAACAAAGGCTTACATTGCTACACAGATTCAAACAAAAGACAATTCAGATGAGATAACAGAAGGCTCAAGTAACTTATATTTTACAGATGCAAGAGCAAGAGCGGCTATCTCAGAAAACTCTACACAGTTATCATATAATGCAAGTACGGGTGTTCTAACATATACACAAGGAAACACAGATACAGTAAGCGAAGGTTCAAGTAATCTTTATCATACAAGTGCAAGAGCAATCTCGGCAGTAGAAGGTGAAAGCACTCTAGCATTAAGTGGAGCTGTAACAGTAAGTGGTTTATTGACAGCTAACGATACACTTAAAGTAGAAGATGGTTTTACACAAACTTCATTTAACCCATATGGTGTAGGTGCAAATATGCCTACAACTGTAGCAGGGATAGGACAAGATGAGGGTTGGGCGGCTTTACATATTCGTAGTAGAGGCGAACACGACTTTGGTATAGGTTCACAATATAATCTTGTTCCAAGAGCGTTAATGGTTCTAAGTGCAGGTCGTAAAGACGGATCAAGTGATGACTATCTAAACAATGATGACACATTCGGCGCAGTTATGTATAACCCTTATTCGGGATACAGAACAGGCACAGAATGGTTAACACCTTCAGCAACAATCTATGGTGTAGCTACAGAGGATCACAGTGCATCAGGTATGGGAACACGTTTAGATTTCTCTACAACTGAAAATACAAACAAAGCTGGAGCGGCAGATTTAGCACACACAAACGGTGTTATAAGTTTTCAAGGCACAACCGTTACAAGTTCTGGAACACTAAAGATTGATGATGACTTACAAGTTACAGGTGATATCGGTAATAACGGTTCAGCAGTAGATTTTGATGACAATATAAAAATTACAGGCAATGTATCAAGCAAGACAACAACTATTGGTGACTTTGATAGTTCAGGTTCGCCAGCTTATGCAATGTCGGGTATTCAGCTTGACGCAGGAGACACTGCTTGGCCTTCAGTTGTATTCAAAGAATATGCAGGAACAGATGGCGGCGGACTAAAGCCCGTCAATCTATTTACAAACCCGGGATTTGAAACAGAAGTATTTGGTGGCACACCGGCATCACCAGCGGCTTTAGGTGGTGGTAAAAGAATATTAGCTATTAATGGTAACGCGGCAAATGGAGCAACACTACCAGGCTTAGCAAACATTCGTATTTTAGGTCAAACTGTAGGAACTCAATCTGGATCTAACAGAGGTTCGGAACTGATTTTTCAAACAACACCTGAAAATAGCACAAATATTTCTGCGACACTAAACATCAAAGAAGGTAATGTTATTCGTATCGGTAATGATAGCTATGATTCAGGTCATGGTATTATTGGAGCATCAGGCGGTGACTTAAAGTTAGGTGACAGATTAGATACAAACGGCAACAATATTCTTAACAGTTCAGGTGATGTAACAGTAGATGACAATTTAAAAGTCAATACTAACTTAACAGTAGATGGTAATACTGTATTAGGTAATGATACATCAATAGATACCGTAACAGTAAACGCAAAATTAACTACAAACGCAGGTCTAGTTTTAACAAGCATGGATACAGCAACAGCAAACTATTTGGCAGGCTTAGGTGCAATCGATGAAGGATCTATAATTTACTGCACAGATGGTGACTCAGGAAGTAAGGCACTTGCAGTATATGACGGGTCTAATTGGAAACGTGTATCACTAGGCGCAAACATCAGTAGTTCATAATGGAGAAATCAATGAAATCAGAAGCATTTGAACAAGCAAAAATCATTGGTAAAAGCCAGATTGAACAAGACATAGAAATAAAAGTAATTAAAAAAGATATTGAAACTATACGAGATAATCACCTAGTTCATTTACAACAGGATATTCGTAGAGTTGAAAATAAAGTAGATAAGATAGATAACAGAATTTGGTGGATATTAGGAGTCCTAGTATCTACACAAGTAGCAAGTATGATAGCAAATATGTTATAGTATCTACGATAGACACTGCATAAGCAGGTTTATTACGTAACCAACGGTAAAATGGGAGACAACGATGGCAAAAGAAAAAAAGGTGGGTCGTCCCGTCAAAGAGATTGACGAAGACCTATTGTATAAGTTAGCACAGATACATTGTACTATGAAAGAAATGGTAGACATTATCGGTGTTAGTGAAGACACGTTAAAACGTAGATATGCGGGTATTATAGACAAAGGGAAAGCAGAAGGCAAAATGCGTCTAAGAAGAAAACAAATTGAAGTAGCAATGTCTGGTAATCCAGCAATGTTAATTTTTCTTGGAAAGTGTTTACTTTCGCAATCGGAATCACCGGTAGCAGAACAAGATAAAATACTCCCTTGGTCAGACGATGCCACTGAATAAAGCACAACGGGCAGTTGCTGATTCAGATGCACGTTTTCGAGTGCTAGTAGGTGGGCGCCGATTGGGCAAAACCTTTCTTGCTATCAGAGAGTTGGCTAGATTTGCAAGACACCCAAACAAAACAGTTTGGTATGTTGCTCCAACTTACTCTCAGGCTAAGAATATTGTATGGGAAGATTTACAAAGTAAGATGATAAAACTAGGATGGGCAGATAAAATCAATCAGAACGAACTAAGCATTAGTTTAGTCAATGGTAGTAAAATATCATTAAAGGGTTCTGACCGCTATGATACCCTTCGTGGTGTAGGCGTAGATTTTTTAGTTATGGATGAATATGCAGATATGAAAAGAGAAGCATGGGATGTTCTCAGACCAACACTATCTGCACAAACACCACCTGGTTCTGCATTATTTTGTGGAACCCCAAAAGGATTTAACCATTTTAAAGACTTGTATGATTATGGGCAAACAGATGATAAAGATTGGGACTCATTTCAGTTTACGTCATTAGAAGGTGGACAAATACCAGAACAAGAAATAGAACGTGCAAAAGCAGACATGGATAAACGTCAATTTGAGCAGGAATATTTAGCCAGCTGGGTTATGGTAAGTGGAAAAATCTACTACAATTTTGACAGAAACAAGCACGTAGCAAAACAAGAATTTGATAAAGATGCACCAATACATATCGGGATCGATTTTAATATTGACCCGATTTCAGGATCGA